TAATATCAACGAAAGGTGTACCATCTTCATGTTTATTCAACATAGCTCTACCTGCATACCATCCTCGAAGTACGATGTAGAATGCTAGTTGTTCTCTAACTGATGGTTGTCCGAATCGTTGCATTCTTTCGTCTGCAAGATTCAATGCACCTATAATAAATTTTTCTTTTTTGTTACCAGCATCTCTGTCATCTACCTTGGTAGTCATTGGTACTCTGACAGACATTTGTGCGTTGGAAAGGTACGACATTATTTTGTCTGCTAGTATTTTTGGTGCGTTTGATGTGTAACTTTGGTAGCCAGTTCCTGCATCGTAAGCATTCATACGATACAGACCATAGTCTTCTTCGTACCTAGTTCGTCTAGTCCGAAAGCCAGGTGACTCCCAAATTGTTTCAATCTTATGAAGTATATCTTCTAGTGTTTCTTTAGCCATTTACCACCTGTTTACTGTTATCAATTTTTGTGATCCTGTAGCTCTTGCATATCCAAAGTTTACCACAAGTCCATAGGTTGTCGCCTTAATTCCATGGTTGAAACTATCCCTTGGTTCTCTTCCAACAACATTTCCCTCTCTGTCAGTTCTCCATGTGTAGACATGAATTTGGTCATCAAATGGATTTGAACAACCACCTAATTCTGAAATTATACCTTTACATTTTGGATTAATAATCATGTTTGGCTGCTTTGTAGCAGGATTTTCTTTCAAAAATGTATTAAATCTTTCAATACCATCTAGTATACCAACTCTTTCGGATTGCATATACAGTCCTCCAGCTTCAAGCCATGTGTCGACTGGTCTTGATTCACCAATATTGTGTGCAGCTATATCGATTACACCATGTTCTACGTCTTTCCACCAAGGTCTCATAGTACAAATCTCTATGATTTCCTCTGTAATCTTTTCTCTTTCGTATATTTCGTCTATGATTCTTACTTGGTCACCGATTATTTGTACAGCCATGACTGCGTATGCTGACTTTGTTACCTGAGAATAACCTGGATCAACCCATAAATGTACAGGTTCTTCCATAATGTACTCTGCATCCTGGGAAACATGGTGTGTTGAGTCAAACATATTGTGTACAAGTCCAGAAGGAGGTGCAGGTTTACCAGCTACACGTTCATTGAACCAGTCATCTGAGTGTAATCTTTCTAATGACAGTATTTCAGGATCATTTCTGCCTTTTGGGTACACTACTTTGTTGGTCCATGAGGGTAATGAAAAGGATATTGCATCATCTTCTGCGTTATAAAACTGCCATGACTCCCATTGTGATGGATACCAACCTAATGACATTTCAAATGTACCTTCAAGAAACAAATATCCACGTTTTTCTGCTATTCTTCCTCTAAGTCTTAGGAAAGATTCGTGATCTATCTGTGATGCTTCGCAGGCTACTATCATTCTAGGTGCTTCCATCGCTAGGCTTCTATGATCTTGTGCAGATTTGGTCTTTATTTGGAAAGTTCCAGGGTTTTCGCTACTTCCACAGGCTATTGTCATGGAACCTGGATCTATTCTTTTGGTTTGTTTTATCAGAAATCCTAGTCTGTGTAGAATATCTGTAAGATAGTTCCATTCTGCTCTGGTTCTTTCGTAGTCTCTAGCCACTAACCATACAATATCACCATCTTCAAACTCATCAAGTTTGCTAATTATGGATAATGCACCTAAGAAACTCTTACCAGCTCTCTCACCACCAGCTACAAGTTTGATTCTAGCAGGATGATCTAGTATTTTTTCCTGTTCTGCCCATGTATCAAGTCCGATACCTTGAAGTATTGATTTCCTATCTTGTGGTAAAAACATATTTCTCTTTCTTCCCAGTTTTAGAGTAAAGCCAAAGCCTCCAAACGTAGGAGGCGAATCTTCAGCCTGGAGACTCGGCTGTTGAAGGACAAGGCTTTTTACTCGTACCTACAAAAAGCATCTGTTTTCCTAATGACGAACCAGAGAAGGAGACACGCCAGATACAAATCAGACCTTCAACACTATTATTCTATGCCATAAACACAATTTGCACAATACACCAGTAACAAATGTGTTACCAAGGGTGTTACTACCTGTTACCAAAGTAAGGGAAAACCTATGGAAAGGGTTAAATTAAATATAATATTTATGAAGTAATCCTTTTAAGGTAATTACGAATAAATATTATTAATACTTATTAAAAAGAAACACGTATATACTACGTATATACTGTAAAGAAAAAGATAATACCCCTTAACGCTAGTAACACTCTAACCCTAAAGGGAGTGTGACTAGCTCTAGTACACAAAACAGTAACAGATCTGTGAATAAACTGTTACTACTGTTACTACTTAGTTTATTTTTACAAGTCATTACATATAAATACACATAGACTTATTGGGTTTTGAATTGTCAAGATGGTACCTATCACACAATACATACATAATTATACAGCATACCCACCCTCGAGCCTTACTGCAATATATACAACATCTGCCCTCACCACCCCCCCCTACTGGAAAATTTTTTTTCTGTCAAGTACGAAAGTACCTAATATTAAAGTCAAGTACCAAAGTACCTAATTTCTCACGTGATATAGAAATTTAGAAAAATGCAAATAATAATCTAAAAAACCAATTTATAAAATTCGTATAAATTGATGTAAAATAATGTTGACAAATACACATTGATACTATACAATTATTACATAAGAAAAAAATAACTTAAGGGGTTATAAAATGATAAAAACAATAACACAACAGAATTTTATAGATTATTTTAATATATGGCATGAAGGTGATTTTAAAAATCAATTTTCATATGATGGTAAAATATCTTTGTTCAATTACTTGGAAGAATTAGAAGAAAGTATGAATGAACAAATAGAATTTGATATTGTGGCAATAAGTGGTAAATTTTCAGAGTATGCAAACTTACAAGAAATACAAAAACTTTATGATGGTACAAATATTGAAATAAATAATATTGATGACTTGAAAGATCATACACAAGTTATAGAAATACCAAATACTACAAGATTAATAATACAAGATTTTTAAGGAATAAATAAAAATGATTATAGAAAAAAATCAATATGGTGCATGGGTAATATCAGACATAATAAATGATTACTGGGAAAGACGAACATATTATTATTACACCAAAAAACAAAGTATAAAAATGTATAAACAAGAGATGAAAGAATTAAGAGGATAAATAATTATAAGATCTAAATCCTAGACATGATTAAAAACTGTCTAACAAAACTAATAAATAAATAAGAAAAGAGTAAATTAAAATGAATAGCGACAAAATAAAAGAATTAATGAATAAGATCCAAAACGTTATCGAAGATGACGAATTAACAGATTATCAATTTTTATTGCACATCAAAGAAATAGGAAAAGAAATTGATAAATGGAACAGGTACAAATAAAAGAATAGGATTAAAAAAATGATTTATGAATATCACGATAGAAACAAAGCAACAAAAGAAGAATTAATAGAAGATATTGTTAGTATAGAAAATGATAATTTTATCTTTGAATCTGAAGGCGAAGGTGCATTCTGTAATAGATGCAATAAAGTAACCATTCAAGAATGGCACGAAACAGTCATGGTTAATTTAAATATTCCAAAATTCAATTGGGATCTTGAATATAAAAATTATACGATCGATTTATTAAAAGAATTGCACAAAGTCTTAACAACAGAACATCTAATTAAATAAAATAATAAAAAGAATAGGAATAAAAAAATGAGTAAGTTAAAAATATCTGGAAGCAATGCGAAAATTGAATATCCCAGCATGAGTTTATTAAGTGGTTATTCGTGTCAAGGTGCTTTGGATTGTCTAGCAAAAGTAAAAATTATCGATGGCAAAAGAAAATTAATTGATGGACCGATGGCTAAATTTAGATGCTTCTCTGCAAGTGCTGAAGCACAATTCCCTTCAGTCTATGAACAGAGAAAACATAATCTGGATCTATTGCGAAAATGTAAAACAGTTGATGATATGTACAATCTTTTGAAGGTATCGATTAAAGATTCTTTTACACCATTTAGAATTCATGTTGGTGGCGATTTTTTCAATCAAAAATATTTTGATGCATGGATTAAATACGCAAGTAAAAATCCACATAGAATATTTTATGCTTACACAAAAAGCATTAATTATTGGGTTGAGAGATTAGAAGAAATAAAACAATTACCAAAAATAAATGAATTACCAAATTTAAGGCTTGTTGCTTCACGTGGTGGTAGGTATGACAATCTTATCAAAGAACATGATTTGATAGAAGCAATCGTTGTTTCATCCGAAGAAGAAGCCAAAAGATTAAACCTGGAAATTGATCACGATGATTCATTAGCGATTCACAATAAAAAATCATTCGCTTTGGTCATTCATGGTACGCAAAAACAGGGAACAAAAGAAGCTCGAATTGTAGAAGCGAACAAAAGAAATAAAATACATTCATACAGTAAAAACAGATAAGGATTAAATAAAAATGAGTAAGATTATAGAAGAAACAAAGACCGAAAAATTAAATCAAATGTTGAAGGATGATAATAATTCAATCAAGATCAAAAATAAAATAGCCGAAGAATTATTCTTTAGGCTCAATGGATGGAGGTTAACAGATATAAAAATTTAGATCTAAAATTAAAAATTATAAGGAGTAAATAAAATGGATAGTTGTTTTTGTGAAGATCCAAAACATGAAATATGTTTTGATGGGTTGATAGGAATTTACAACGAAAATTGTAAGTGTTGTAAACAATTTGATGAACTTGCAACGATAACAAAATGTTGTCAATAAATAAAAAAAATAAGGAGAAAATAAAATGAATAAATTAAAACAAATAAAAAAATACTTAGAAGAAGAATTAAAAGACATGGACCAAATAAAACAACATGAAGAATCAGATCAAATAGTTATTGGTCGCCAGGAATTAGCCGAAGCTTTAATAAATAAGTTTTTCAAGGAGAAAATAAAATGACCGATAGAGAATTATTAAAAGTATTGTTAGAAGAAAACAAAGAATTAAAATCAAGATTAAAATATACATCGATTGGATTATGGCTCGTATTGTTAGCATACATATCAATAATTGCCATGATCATAATAGCGAAATTATAAGGAGAATAAATGAAATTAATAGAAGAAATAAAGATTAATTTGTCTGCTGATTTATTGAAAAAAGAATACATAAATCAAAACAAAAATAATCCATTGTTTGGTCATTGTTATGTGGCAACAGAAACATTATTCTACTTGTTAAATGACAAAGATTTTAAACCAAAGAGAGCAAAAGATAAAAATAATATTGTTCATTGGTGGCTTGAGAATATCAAGACAAAAGAAATATTAGATGTAACAGCTGAACAATATTATTTGATGGGAGAAAATCCGCCATATAAAGATGGGAAATTTGGAGGGTTTTTAACAAAGCTTCCATCCAAAAGAACAAAAGCTTTAATAAATAAAATAAAAAATAATATATATTGATGTACAAAAGTGTTGACTTTAATGTACATTCATGTAGAATAAGATAATAATAAATAAATAAGGAGTAAGAAAAATGAAAATGAGTAATGGAAATTATAATAACATTGAAGATATCGCAACCTGGAATCTTGAAAAAATGTTAAAGATGGAAAAGTATTCATCAGCTGAGTATCAAAAAGTGATAAAAGATGAATTGAAATTTAGAGAAATAAACTTAAGTGTAGATGAGCTAGAAAATCTTTTCAAACATGGTGTTAGAAGGAATGGTATCGTCCAATATGGAAAAGAATTCAACATCTAAAATAAATAAATAAGGAGTAAATTAAAATGGATTACGATGAATACAAACAGTTGTTCGAGTTGGATGACAATAAAGAAAATTTATACGAGTTAGCTAATGAAATATATTTCAAGGCTATCAAGGGTAGAGAGAAACAATTCATAATAGAGTTAAAAGAAGGTAATACAGAGAACACCGAAGAAGGATCTAAATTGTATTATGCCATTGAAGGAATTGTAGAAGGTATGATGAAGAAGCAAACAGATCAAGAAGCAATAACAAAATATGTACTGGATAATATAAGTACATTGGTATAAGGAGTAAGAGAATGAACAAAGAATACATAGAATTAGAAAAATTATTTTTAAAAAATTTAGAAGATTTTAAGCAAGGTGTTATAGATTGTTTTTCACAAAACGAATTAAACCAATCAGATAATGATTATTATAATCAAGGTATAGCATTAGCAAAGCAAATGATTAATTCAGAAAAATAAGGAGTGAGAGAATGAGTATAACTACTAAACAAATGATCAAAGAGTATGTTGATGACCATTTCAAACATTTTGGATTTTATCCTCATGATGTTGAAGTAGATGGTATCACATTCTCATACGAGAACTACTGGAAAATTTTAAATAAATAAGGAGTAAGAGAATGAATAAATGTGAAACAAATAAAGCAACGTGCATATGTAAATATTGCATAACAAATTTGATGGAAGAATTATTTCCATCACAAAACAAAACTATAAAAGTTAAAGGAGTAAGTAAATGAATAAGCTAAAAGAACTATACATAACAAATAATTGTGATGATTTTGAATGGGAACATTCATTAGAACAATTAGATGAAATGTTTTCAGACCATGTTGGGAGATATGCAGTAGTAACTTCATCTAATCATGGTTGGAGTAATTCAGAAGTGATAAGTGGATGGGAAATCAAAGAAACAAAAGATCCTGTTAAATACCATAAGATTATAGACTCAATAGGAACAGATAGTGATTGGAACATGACCATAAAACGATCAAGTAAAAATCTTTATGAAGTAAAATTTAGTGACCATGATGGAGTATCAGATTACAAAGTAAAGATTACAAATCATGACTTAGAATTATAAGGAGTAAGTAAATGAGTAGTTACAAACCAGTAAATTGGTATGATGAGGGGTTACAGAAATTCTATGGAGATAATAATGAGGGTAAGATATTTGGTATCTATACTTATGATGATGCAGAACAAGAAGATATTATTGATGTAACCTGGTATAAATCAGAAACAAAAAGAGATAGTGAATTAAGGAGTAAGTAAATGATCTATTGTGTACATTGTGAAGGCAGTAACTTAGAAGCTTGGATAGTTGAGGACCGAGGTTATGGCAGAGGAATATATTACTGGTGTCATGACTGCAAAGACGAAACATAATATTACAGGGCATGGATTTTTTTCTTATTCATTTAGTCCATGCCCATCCTAAATAAAAGAATAAGTTAATAAATGAAGGAGAAATAAATGAAAGCAATTAAAAGAACACACGTCATGTTGATGGGGAAACAGGCGATTGAAAACCTGTTACAAAATAAATACTTAGAAGAAGCAGGTACGATAGAATTTCTTACCACGATACTAAGAGAGTTACCTTCAGAGATCGTAGGGTTTACTGAAGAAGGAGAATGTATATTTGAGGCGAAGGGAGATGAGTAGAACATTAACTGACATACAAAATGAATTAAATTATCTAAGTCCTCCAGACGATAGACACTATGACGAATGTCATTATGAGGGTAACGTCAGTTGGTATAAGTGTGAGGGCTGTGACGAGGTGTTTAGGGATCATAGGAAGGATTTGTTTCCAGTCCCAGGCATGGCTTCAAACTATCATGAAGAATGTGAAACAGCTTTCCATAAAAGAATTGATGATTGGGAATGCACCTGTGAATTGGTTTATTAATGGTTGGGAAATGTTTGGGAAACAAAATAATCAATGCAGATGGATTTGACAAAATGTGCAACAATCTGTTACAATATGGTATGGACTGCAAAAATATTGCAGTAAAAATAAATGAATAAAAAAGGAGAAATAAAATGAAAAAAGTTTTAGATTTAACTGATGTAATCGATATGTTAAAAAATATCGACACCTTCAAACTATCTAATTGGTCAACAGCAGGTGCAGTGGAAATGGAAAACGAAATAAAAAAAGTCATTGATCAGTTATTTTTATTGATGATGAAATTTAATAAATAGAATAATTAAGTTCACCTGAGCAAGTGACTAAACTGCTCAATAAATAAATGAAAAAAAAGAGGAAATTAAAATGAGTAAAAAATACCACGATACAAATAACGCAACAAAAGAAGAATTGTTGGAGGATATAAGCGACATTGAAAAATATTGGTTTGAACATAACAGACCTATTGAAGGTATTTACTGCAACAGATGTGGCAGAGATACCAAACAAGAGTGGCACGATACAGTAAACGAAAACTTAAAGGAAAAATTTAGTATGAGAAGTCCATATAAAAAATGGAGAATTGAAATATTAAAAGAATTACATAAAGTTTTAGTAGAAGAATATACGAACTACTAATTAGTTCACCTAAGCAAGTGATTAAACTGCTTATAAAAAAAATTAAGGAGTAAGTAATGACAAAATCAGTACACGACATAAACAAAGTGATAGACATTATCGCTAACAAAAGTGATGGGATCTACACACCTAAGGA